GAGAATATTATTCCCAGCACTAATTGCAGCAGAAGTATAAACAACTAAACCGTAATCGTCCAGATCACGTGTTAGTCTTTCTTCAGCACGATTCGTAATCTTTGGCATGTACGCCAAAAATTCCGAACCATCGTTTTCGGTTGCGCCGATAATGTCATCGACAAGAAACGTGTAATTAGCCATAGAAAATACCAACAGTCGATGCCGATGATGGAGCAGAAACTTTAACTGGTCCGTTTACTCTTAATCCAAAATCAGGAACATAAATATCTCCAGCATCTACTGCTGTTGTTCCAATAAATTTAAGATTACTTCCTTTTAGATTTCCATACGGATCTGTTGATGTTCCGGTAATAAGAAAGGTTCCAATGCCAGAATAAGTTACTCCCTTAATTCTAGTATCAGAAATTGTAGTGCTTGTGGCAATGTCTAAAACAGCACCGCTGCCTGTGACAAAACCTTGCCTAATATTAGTAGCCATTACGTCACCTATATTTTGTTAATTAGTTAGTTGTGGTTCGTTATGTATATTATACAAAAAAAATGGGAAGGATGCAAAGACCCTTCCCAAGTTTTTTTCAGATTAGTGTAAACTAACCTTATGCGCCAGCAGAACCGTAGAAGGAACGCCAGTCAGACCAACCGAAGCTGTAACGCTCACGTGCCTTAAACCGAAGGTTGCCAGTGTCGAAGTCTGGCTCCATCTTCGTTTGCAGCGGAGCACGTACAAACATCTTGGCACCGTTAGGACAATCTGTCTTAATGAACCAAGCGTCAGTGTCTGTAAAGCGGCGGTTTACAAAGAAACCACCCGGTACAAGACCCTGATTACGGATTGAGTTGATGTCATTGACGTTAGTTGCACCGTTAGCTGCGGTGGTTGGGTTAACGCCAATTGTGGTTGACATTGTGCTGTTCAGGATCTGATCAGCAGTAAATGCCAGATCTGAAGGGATGTGCAGCGACTTAGCTTGCAGACCAATCAGAATACCACGGTCATCTTTAGCCTTAGAAATTGAAATCAGTGCAGATTCCAGTGAAGCTTCTGAAAGGTCGCCAGTCAGAAGGTTCGACTGGTTGCCAGCACCAATCGTTGGGTGTGAAGCAGAGAAGAACGCTGCGCCGTCACCACCAAGGTAAGATGTGCTAAAGCCATTGTTGAAAACATCAGCAGCTTTAACTTGTTTCGTGTTAGCCATAGCACGAGCCAGACCACGAGCACGAAGCTTTGCGAAAGTATCGTAAAGATTGTCTTCCATTGCTTCTTCTGTCACAGCAAAAGCAAGTGCGACAGTTTCGTGGGTGTAACGTGATACGTAGCTTTCTTGAGCATCGTCATAAGAAACGGCTGCGCCTTCACCTTTAACAGGTGCAGTGCCGAAACCAGTGAACAATACTTCTTCTTCAAATGCACGATCCGAATTTTCGGTGTCGAAAAGCGGTGCGTGTTCGTCAGAAACTTCTCCGTACTCCATGCCGAATACAGCATTAAGGCCGGGGAGAAGCTCTTTCGCAATACTTGAACGATTAATAGCCATTATTTAATCTCCCTTTAACCCAGCAAGTAAGCTGTAATTGTTGCAGGTGCAGAAACAGCAGCAGTCAAGAAGTTATCTGTGTGCTGAATGAGTTGTACATTCATTTTCAGATAAGCGTTCTCAGCAGCTACGTCAACATCGTTGCCCGGCTCATCAACAGAGTCAAGCGCACGGCACATTGCAATACCAGTTGTACGAGTTGCTGCAGCAATACCGTGACCAGACATACCAGTGAAGGTAGAGCCTGAACCCAGTGTTACAGCAAAGTTTTGTGAACCGTGAAGATCACCAGCAGTCACAGAAGCGTCTGCTTGTACTTCAAACACGGCACGTGAGTCGTCAGCAACCATAGCATAACGCTCGGTTGCAGATGTACCAGAAGGCCAGTACTTGCTGAACTTCTGTTGACCGTCAGCGTCAGAAACGTACCGACAGCCCATGAATACACCCTGTACGACTTCAGTTACAGTAGTGATGACTTCAACATTCCCTGCATTAATACGGACAAGATCGCCAGTAAAGATGTTAGCAGCGTAGGCATTAGCAATTGGGTATTCATTTGTACCCTGATTGTTCATGCTTGCGCCACGTTTACGAGAAGGTCGGAAGCCAGAAAGAGCCTTAGTTGCACTCATTAGATTTCTCCCTTTTTAAAATTGCACCCCAAAAACAAAATTCCGACCTATGCTTCAATTAGTCTTGAAACTTTGGTGTTCGACCTTTTGTTACTTGGGTCTTACTATTGTTACGAATTGGCATACGAGAATCACTTGAGTTCATAAGCTGTGCATTAACTGCATCAACCATTTCCCTACTTGCATTCTCAAAATGCCTTTGACGGCTTTCGGCTTTTGCGATTGGCATTTTTGCCAATGCGAGATCCCCACGACAGACTGTGCCTTCATACCGTCCACTGTCCTTCACGATGGACGAGTGCTGCATCTCAGGAACTTCATCAATGGTAACAAACTGCCAACCTTCTTGGAATTTCTTACCAATGTTTTTGTAATCGTCTTGGCCTTTCAGACTAATTCGGATCCAACGAAGCTTCATGCCCTGATCAGCAAAACGATCTGTTATCATTTCTGGAATATCAAGAAGAGAAGGTTCCCTATATTCATATTCCTGTTCCCTAGAATTGAATTCACGAGATTCAGCATTACGTGATGTTGTTGTATTACGTGCCATTTTAAATTACCTCCACGCTAATTAGTTACCATAAACTGAAGTATACTCGCCTTCGGCTCGTTCTACTTTCAGTTTTTCAGCGGCGTATTGTTCCAGTGGTATACCCCATTTCTCAGCAAGTCGGATGTCTTCCTTAGAAAGCTTTACTTTCTTGCTGTTACTTGTTGAAGCTGTCGAAGTGCGTGATGCTCCGGCAACCACTTGGGCAGGAGATGACGTTTCCTGCTGCCGTTCTTGTTCCGCAGTTCCACCAAATCTTTCGGGGAACTTTGCACGAAGACGGCTATCAATCTCTTGATAGAAGTCTTCTTCAGAAGGATCGTAGCCTTCGCCTTTCAGTTCGTTGTCTAGTTCAAGTGCCAGTGTAGTCATTACTGAATCTTGACCAAACCAAGGATTACGCCCTGCCCATTCTACTGCCAGCGGATCATATTGTGCTGGCTGTTCTGCTCTTTGGGCAGGTTGTTCAGTTTGTTGAACATTAGGACGTTGTTGTACAAACTGCTGCTTATTCATCTTCAGCATTGCTGCATCGTTTTGTGCCGCTGACAGGTATTCCTGTGCTTTTACAATACGATCAGTATCACCAGATTCAAGTGCTTGGCGATAAGCATCACGTGCCATTTCAATACGGTTGTTCACGTTTTGCTCTGCTGACTCAAAACTTTTCTCAACTGAAGTTTCTACTTCTTGTTGTTTTGCTTTGAGTTGCTCTTCAAGTTCTTTTTGACGAGCAGTTAGTTCAGCAATTTTTTCTTCACGTTCTTTTTTCTGACGCACAAGTTGACGAATACGTTTCTGTGCTCCAGACTGTTGTTCTTCCTGTTCAGGCTTTGTATCCTGTTCTGGTTGTTCAGCTTGAACTTTAGGTGCTTCTTCTACAACTTCTGGTTCTGCAGCTTGTTGTTCTTCCTCACCTTCAATTTCAAACTCAATTTTTTCTTCTTCTTTTACGGCGTTAGAAGTATCTACCGTGGTCCAATCATTGTCCGTAGACATTTAGTTCTCCTTTTTTACGTCATTTGCGAAACTGACGAATTACGCAATTGTTTTTATAATACAATATACACTAACTATACACAATACCTAACCAAAGAAATTTTTTGGTTTATTGCGTTTATTTAACTTTTTTTTGTGTCTTCCCGGCTTTTTCTTCTTTGGTTTATCAAATGAAGCTGCCGCAGTGTTATAACTTTTAGCCATTAGTGTGACAAGTTATATGTTGGATCTAGTTCTTTTGGATCTTCTACAACCATAGAAATCTGGTCATCAAACAAAAGAAGAAGGCGTACACCTTTATAAAAGAACTTTTGTCCAGAATGTTTTCCATAACACACATAGTCACCCGGTTTACACCAAGCACCGTTAGGAAATTTATTAGTATCCTTGTAAGCAATGTCGCCTACTTTTAAAACTTTACCCACTGTAGTAAGAAGACCAATATCATTCTTAGTTGAGTCAGGCAAAATAATACCACCCTTAGTCTGTTCTTTTACAGACACAGGACGGATAAGTAGATGAAACCCCGGAACTTCAGGAAGCACATCAGGATCTGGTGCTTCTTCCTGTGAAACCCATTGGTCATTCAACATTGCTTTGTCCATAGCTACTGCTTGCATTTTTACTCCTCATCGTCTTCATATATCATTGTATTAACAATGTGTTTGATTTCTTCTCTGGCCCATTCAATGCCAGCGATTCTACCAACACCATTCATATACGAATGATAATCTGTAGCCGATCCAGATGCAAGCGAATTCTTTAGTGCTATCAATTCTTTTTGAAGCACACGATCAATTTCTTCCCAAAGCATGTTTAACTTCTTTGTTTCCTAGCGTCTGATAGCAGTTTTGTAATCATGTCTGCCGCTTTAAGCGTTTCGGAGTTTTTGATGTTGTCTTCTTGTTTGATGAGATCTGCGAGTATTTCGACAGCCTTGATAGCCGTTTTTGTATTTCGATCTTTCTCTTTTTCATCTGACTTCAGAGTATTCTCTGCTCCTATCTTGTAAGCGTCAAGCGCAAGTTTTTGTTCTTTCAAATCAAGATCACGATTCTTGATTGCCCCTTCGGTTGCTTCTTTAGCAAGCTGTGCATTGACTTTTTGTTTTTCAACATCAAGCCGTGCCGCTTCAATAGCAACCATTTGCTGCTCTGGTCCACCACCTTGTTGTGCAGCAGCCATGTTAGCTTGCATAACTTGTTGGGCAGCAGCAGCCATAACTTGTTCAATAACTGCAGGATTTTGTGCATTTGGATCACCAGCAGGTGCTTCTGACAGCATCTGACGTGCAATACCGTTTACCTGCTCTTCGTACTTCATAACAATATGTTCTTGAATGTTTGCCTGAAGAACTGGTGCAACACGTTGCATAATAGGATTACCACCGTTTGCAGGATCTTGCAAGAACATTGTTTTAACTTGAATATGTGCATCGTGGTTCTGCCCTGCAAATGCTTTAATGGGTAGACCTTTTGTTGCAGCTTCAATATCTGTAACAGGATCAAGTGGTTGTGGTTCTGGTTTCTTAGGCAGGATACGATCCAGATTAGGAATGTTGGCTGCACTAAGAAGTGTGCGGTTTAGTTCTTCCATATTAAACATTCCGGGTGGAGATGACTGAGCCAACTGCATTGCCATCTGTGTCATCATCAAACGATGGGCAGATGACGGAATGTTAGGGTCACTGACAGGAAGCACATCAACACGACCATCAAAATCATACTTAAAGATTTTTTCTGACACACCCGGAACATCGTATGGATATTCTGGTGGCAAGCTTTCGTAATCAATACGTGACAAAATTTTAAATTCATCACGCTGTGATTTATGAAGTCGTTTATGAATAGCACTAAAGAATTTGCTTGATGCTTCAAGCAATGCCATAGTGGTGCCTACAGGACCGTAGTTAGAACCTTCGCTAATAACCTGTTCCGTTGTGTCAGCAAACTTCTGACCTGCGCCAGAAATAAACTGAAGCATTTGGAACAATGTTTGTGATGGTTCTTTATATGGAAGTGAAATGATTGACTTGCTCAAGTCCATTCCTGTTGCTTCGACTTCTTTGAATTCACCCGGAGCAATAGGATCATTGTCACCTACAATGCGAACACCTTTGGCTTTAAAGCCGCCGGGAAGGTTTGCAAACTGACCTGCATCAATAAGGTTACGCAGTGCAGCAGTTGCAGACATTGTAAGGTTGCCAAGGAAGTGAATAAGACCAAGACCATAGAAACCAAAGCCCGGAACAAAACGATAATGTGTAAAGAACATTTTCTTTTGTTTTGTTTCGTCTTCAGGATCCCAGTTTCTTCTAATTGAAATAACTTTTTGTGATTGTTCTTCAATAGTTACAATATAAGGACAAGCACCTTCCCCATCTTCAAGATCCAAATAGCAGTGCTGCTCAAGCAACACATACTGCATATCTGTGTCTGAAGAAGGTGATAGTCCAAGAACTGTGTCCATTTTTTCTGTAAGTGCCGATTGTTCTGGCATATATGGTTCTGGTAGATCGTCACCAATATACATACCTGCTTCAATCTGCCGTGCCATTTCTACAGGGCTACGAAACAATACATGAGTATATCTGTCTGCACGTCTTAGGTCTGTGGCATAGTAAGACACATAGAATTGGTCAATAGGCACAAACTCACTGACAGGACGTTGTACAGATGAATCATAATAAATCTTTTTGAAAGAAGAACCAATCAAGGGCAGGTGAAACAACATGCGCTCAAACTCGTCAAAGTATTCCGGCATTTGCTCGGTCAACTGATAGTTCATAAAGTTTTGAACACGGTTGGCTTGACGCTGACGCTCTTCTGTTACGTCACCTAGAACTTGGGTCTTTACAGGCCCAGAAGCAGGGAAAAGTTCTTGACTTGCCCTTGATTGGAACTTGACTGCTGATTCGATCAGCAATGGGTGTACAGCGGTGGCAGCACCTTCAAATGGTTCTGTTGTTTCTTCCAGTTTCAAACCAAGCAAATCAAACCCACGCTCAAACATGGATTCCCATTCTGAACGTGAAGCTTTATCTGCTTCAAAGTTATCATAAACTTCTTGACCAATAGATGACAAAATATCTTCGTCAAGACTTTCAGCCAAGTTCTCGTAGAACTCGCCTTCTTCCATATCAAATTCTATTTCCATAGAATCATCTTCCATAGAAAATTCTACTTCGATTTCACCAGTGTCTGGATCAATTTCAAAGTTTACTTTTTCTGATGCTTCAGGATCAAAGTTAACTGGAATTACGTTATCAGATGAAGGTATCTGATCATTTGGATTTTTTTCTATAGCCATTATTTTTCCCTGCTAATTAAAGTTATATCTGACTGTCCTATATTATATACTTATGTTCGCCAATATGCAACTCTCTT